CACGACGGCAACCCAGTATTTACCTTATACGAACGCCTTAACCTAAAACTATTAAGCGTTAGCCTAACGCCAGAAGTAAAAGAGGGCAAGGTAAAGAAAGCATACAAGCCGTTAGGTAAGTGGAAGGAAGAAAGCGAACGCATTAAGAACCTTAAGGCTGGAACGCACTACGCACTAATAACCGGTAAGCGGGGCGGTATTAGCGTAATAGATATAGACGATCCTAATACGGAAACGGCCAAAGAACTAATGGACTTAATGACGGACTGTAATATGGTAGCCAAGACCAACAAGGGCTACCACTACTGCTACAAATATACCGACGAAGTAAAGCAAACTACAAGCGAAGAATACAAGATAGATATACGCAACGACGGTGGTATTATATTTTGCCAACCCAGCCAGTTATGGTATAAGGGCGACTGTTTAGCAAAATACGAATGGATAAAAGAGCCGATGGAAGACGATATAGAAGAGATGCCCCAAGAGGTTTTAGATTACCTTAAGGGGTTAGACCAACGGTTCGTAAAGGGTGTAGAGGTAGACGTAGCCCAGCCCAAACTGACCTTTACCGCACCAGAGAGCGATAGCGAAACCAATAGCGTAGTAAGCGTAGCACCAGCCCCAGCCCCAGCCCCAGTAGAAGCAGTAGTAGACCACGAGTTAGTAGCAGTAGCGATGGCATTACCAGATGCGGTGCTAAAGAACTACCAAGACTGGTTAGATATAGGTATTATATTTTACAACAAGAAACTAACATGGCAAGACTGGGATAAGGTAAGCAAACGCCCTAATATAGGCTACGAAGCGGGAGCGTGTAGCAAGAAATGGGGAACATTTACCGATAGACGCTCCAAGCAACTAACGGAGGCCACATTATGGCACAAACTTAAGAAGCATAACCCAGCCAAGTTTTACGAACTAATGGAAACACGCAAGGACTTTTTAGATATGCTGGAACTACTAAATAGCAACGATATAGCCAAGTATTTTTACAATATATTACCGGATAAGTATGTATATAACGAGCATTTAGGCTGGTATAGCCTTAACCCGCAGAATATCTGGACGCATAGCGAAAAGCCTATACCAAGCGGTATTAAGGGTGATATTAGTAATACCTTCCAGCAGTTATGTTTAGATACGAAGAAGGCCGTATTAACACGCTACGCTAAAGACGCTGGGGCAACGGCAGATCAAGCCAAGCACAAGGAACTAAAAGAGCAGTGCGACGCAAAGGTGACCCTAATACACAAGTCGTATAAGCAGTTAGGCGGTGCGGACTTCTGTAGCGGTGTTATTAGTTTTTTAGATACCTACTACAACGACCCAGATTTAGAGCAGAAGATGGATATGAACCCGCAACTGTTCGCATTTACCGACGGCCTTTACGATTTAGAGAAGGGCAAGTTTAGACCTATTACGCCCCAAGATATGATTAGCACTACAACGGGCTACGCAGTCCCTAAACTTAACCCAACGGTGCGTAAGGAGATAGATAAGTTTTTATACGGCCTATACGAAGACGCACCAAGCACAGAGTTTTTATTACAAGTATTAGCCTCCGCACTATTAGGCTATAATAAGTTTGAAAAGTTTTATGTATTTACGGGGGCTGGAGGCAACGGTAAGGGAGTTATTACGGAACTTATTACAAAAGCGTTCGGCAACTACTTTTACCCAGTTAATGTAAGCCTATTTACCAAGATACAAGAACGGTTAGACCAACCAGTTCCAGCATTAGTAGACGCAAGGTGTAAGCGTATTATGATGTCTACCGAGCCAGAAACCAACGAAAAACTACAAGTAAGTATGCTTAAGAAGATTAGCGGTGGCGATCCAGTAGAGGCCAGAACGCTACATAGTAAGCATATATTTAAGGCTAAACCGATGTATAAGCCATTTTTTCAAGCCAACGATATACCCAAGTTAAGTAAGGTAGATACCGCTACCCAGCGTAGAATGGAAATCCTAAAGTTCCCCTTTAACTTCGTAGCGAACCCCACGCAACCGCACGAAAGACAAGGCGACCCAGACGTTAAGAATGTAAAATGCTCCAGCGAAGCGTGGAGGGACGAGTTTATACTAATGCTTACGGAAGTATATAACAAGAGCGTTAAGAACGCCAAGCACCTTAATACGCCCGATAAGTTTAAGGAGGCCACCAACGAATATATAGACGACAATAACCCACTAAAGTTATGGTTAAATACTAACTACGACCTAACAAAGAACGAACAAGATATAATAACGGCGAAGGATCTAAAAACGGCATATATGGCCGATACGCATACGGAAAAATGCGACGATAGGTGGTTTAAGCAACTACTAACCTTTAACGGTATTACGCACGGCAGAACCGGTGTAGGGGCAGTATATAAGGGTCTAAAGCGTAAGGAGGTTATAGCAAAACCAGTAGCGAATACCGTAGCACCAACCACCAGTATATACGGGTTTAGCCCAGATATGTAAGGTAATGTAGGGTAAATCGCATTATACCCCATAGGATACTTACAAAGAGGCTCGGCAACCAGTTAATCTGCGATTTAGCCTACATCAGCCTACATTAGAAAATGGGTATAAATAATATATCCATTTTGTAATAGAATGTCTAACGATAACTGGATACAAGACCTCCATGTAAAAGAGGGTGCTTTAACCGCACAAGCGAAGAGGCATAATATGAAACCATTAGAGTTCGCACGACATGTAATAGAGAACCCCGATGATTTCAGCGGGACTACAAAGCGTAGGGCTAATCTTGCCCTAAATCTCCAAGTGCGTAAAGGGGGTGATAAGGGTATCCACATTCCGTATCGTGATTTCGTTGAGGAACACAAAAATCTGCTCGGTATTCTAAAGCGTCCAACGAAGGCTAAACTAATGGCTGAATATAAAGACCAAAAGGCCGAACTGGGTAAAGTAATAGGTCTACGTGGTGGTGTAATGCCAGAAAGTAGGCAAGTGTTAGGTGATATCGCACAAGCGTCGTATGATCCTAACAACTCTGCCCCTATTAACGGATGGACTGTAGTATATAATAGCCCTACTATTAAGGCATATAAGAAGGGTGAGGTTATTATTATAGCCGTGCGTGGCACTAAAGACGCAAGGGATGTAAGTGCTTGGACTCCAGTATTAGGTAATAGTGTCGCTAATACTTCAAGATACAAAGTGGATGTAGAAATCGTAAAATCCCTACGACAGCAGTTCCCGAGTGCTACATTTTATGCTGTCGGTCATTCGCTTGGTGGGGCTATTATTGATAACCTTATTAACGAAGGACTTGTTGTAGAAGGCCTATCGTTTAACCCAGCAGTAGAAAGCAAGTATTTTAACGATACACGCAACCAGCGTATAGCCCATGTAGAAGACCCCTTATACGCACTAATGTCTAATAGGGCTAAAAATACTACAGTTATTAATACGCCTTTAAATATACAGCAACCTAAAATAACGGGTATTTCGTGGTTAGATGGTATCGCTAATAGCGTGGCCAACCGCTTTGGTGCTAAACGGGCTTTTGATGCGGTTAATCGCAAGTTAAAGGCACATTCTATCGGATCTATATTCGGTAGGGGCAAGTGTGGTAAGGAGGAAGGCGAATGCCAGTGTAGTAGTGCGTTCAAAGCCCAGTTAGAGCGTAATGGTTATAGTTGTGATAAGTATTTGAAAGATGCCCGTGCTGTCGCTAAAAAGGCGGGTTATGACCCTAAAATGCTGGGCTTTTCTATGGACGATAAACATAAACTACAGATACTAAATCCAGAGGGCAAGGTGCGACGCTTTGGTCGTGTTGAGTATGGGGATTTTCTAATATGGAAGCATTTTGAACGCCTTAAGAAAGTGCCTAAAGGCTTTGCTAAACAAAAGCAAAATACCTTTCACGCTTCGCATAGCAAGATAAGGGGTAAATGGAGAGATGATAAGTATTCGCCTAACAGTCTGGCTCTGGCCATCCTCTGGTAGATCCTCCGGCTCTGCGGTTCTGTAAGAAAACCCCAAGTGCGTTTGTTTCCCCAGAATAAAAGCCCGGCATAGGGTATAATGGCAACCGCTCCCGCCACCGCTCCCAGCCCAGTCCCGCACGATGGAGGCCTATGGTATAGGGCTTACGACCGCAGAGAGCCTACTAAATACTACCGGCTTACGACGGTAGAGGGTGTAGATATGTGGACACCAGAAAACGGTAGGGGCAAGTCCTATAGGTGCGATAGCATTAGTGGGCGTATGGGTGCTACTAACTGGGGCTTTAGCGATATAAAGGTAGAGAAGGGTGTATGGCAACCTATGACCCCTTACGGATTTTAAGCGTATAGTATATAAGCAATAATGCTAAAGCCTTATAGGTATTAGCACTATAGCCCCTAACGAACCGCAGATGGCCTACCCCTTCCGTTCTGCGGTTCTGTAAGAAACCTCCCGGTGCGTTTGTTTCCGCCATTTATCTTCTTTCCGGTAAGTATAACAGAAGGATGCCACGCCCCAACGCCAACCGCACCCCGCTACAGAAGATGGACGCTCAACGCAGATACGCATGGTGTAGGTATTACGAAGAGGCACGGACGAACCACGAAGATGCCTTAATACATATTACACGCATACGCAGAGTAATAGCCAACGACCTACCCCAGCATATTAAGACGGAGATGGAGGAGATGGCACACGCATTAGCCAAGCCCTACGAATGCCCTATATGTTTAGATCTAATACCCAAAGGCGAGTTAGATATTACAAACTGCGGACATAAATACTGTAAGCGGTGCTTAACTACACTAAAAGCCACACCCCAGCCCAAGTGTGCGATGTGTAGAACGGAGTTATGGGTAAAAACAAATAACGGCACAGAAGCAGAGTAATGCTATACCACGACCGCCTTAAGTTTATAGGAGAACCTAAACGAGATAACTACGGAAAATATAGTTATCTGGTTTATTTAAGAGATTACTTTTTATGGTCTAAAAGAGGCCGTAAGCGTAGCCATAGTATTTAGGGCTTCATTAACAGCACGGATTTAGTGTTATATTTAAATATTTCTATTAACCCATAATCGCCCAGTAAAGGGTGGTTATGGCTTAATGTCCTCCAGCCCCCAGCCTCCATAAGCATAGAGCGACTTTCATCGGCACAGTTTATAACCAGTATATACTTGTATTTCTTTAAGGCCACCATATCGTCTAAAAACTTCCTAACTTCTGGATCGCTCCAGTGTTGTAGCACGTCCTTAATAATAAGCAAATCTGCGTTAGCCATAGACAGCGTATCGGTTAAGCAGTTCTTAACTTCAAAAGTCCAGAAGCGACTTAAAGGTTGGTAGACCTTATTATGGCTATCAATCATATCTTTATATATATCGTAGCCCGTGTATTTAACATCGGTCTTATAGTATATGGCCTTACCGCATCGCCAGTCCCCACAACCAGCGTCTACTACACTTTTGATTTCTTGCTGTCGTATAAAAGCCTTCAAAAATGCGATATAATCCCTATTATATTCCTCTGAACTGCCGTCGCCGGATGAACCCTTAAAATGTAGGCTTACTGGATGCCCCCATTCGCTACTTTCGTATATGCGTGTAAAGACTTGCGGGTGTTCCATTTATACTAATACTGTATATTATTAGTGTAAAGGGAAGTGTAGTTATTTTACTTTGTCGGAAGGTCTGCTAACACAATAAAGTTCGGCATAGCCACAGTGGTGATTGTTGCGACATTAGCCAAAGTATGGGGACTACCCCCATTATGACCGGCCGAAAATAATGTATCGTATTTTATTTCTGTTGATCCAGTTGCTCCAGTAATACGGGGAGCGTTATTTCCTACCATTACATCCTCCATGTGTTTATACCATAGCCCCATATCGGGAGTTTTGCGATAATGGTAAAGGGGTGACTCGTGGCACATACAACAGCATACAGAAGAAGGGTTAATCGTATTAGCCATTCTTTTATATTAAGGAAACATATTATTTATTGGATATTTTACATTAGGCGACTGGCAAGTCCAGCACGGCCTCTGCGACCTCCGCTCATCGCACCACCGCTTTCCGCACCACCGCTTTCCGCTCCAGCACTCATAGCACCACCGCTACGGGCTGATCCCATGTTGTGGAACTCCTTAACACGGCCAAGCACGTTGCCAAGTTTATGTAAAGCACCACGACCACCGATGATGCGTGTAAGGTTGCTACGAGTTCCAGCAGAGGACATAGGTGCGTTAATAACATCAGCCTCATTAAGCACACCCTTAATCACACGTGAACTGCCTTTTACGGTTTCAAAATAGCCACTATTGGCCGTGATGATATACAGCGTAGCATTAGACACGTTGGCTTGTGACCAGTTGCTTACCGTAGCGTTAAACTGGAAAGTGTAGTTTCCTACGACGGAAGGTGCTTGGCCTTCTTGGAGTGTGATATCCTTTGAAGGCTTGAGAACAAGGAAGCCACCGCATAACTGCGTCTTGTAGCCAGAAGCGGGAGGAGGTGTCGCACCGTTCTTGTTCGCAGACTGCGTGTAGCCCAGCCATGTATTGTAGTCCATCTCCAGACCGTTCATTACGGACATCGCATAGAGTTCCTCCGTTGTGTGGGAGGCAAGGAGGCCAGAGAAGTTATCAAAGTTAATAGAAATCTGTGTAAGGGGAAGATACCAGTCGGCATCAGTTGTTGCGTATGACTGGGGCTTACAGTATA